TTGTAATTGTTCTACTTGGTAACTTTGACCACCTACTAAAGTAGCTATTACAGTTCCATTTTGATTAATGATGTTTACTACTTTACTACTTGAATAGTTAGGTGCACCGCTTATAGGCAATGCGCAAACATCCATTTCATTTTGTTGAGTTAATTCTAAATCAAAAAAATGCCCGCTCACTTCGTGATCAAACCTTTCTGTAAAATCTAATAATGTGCTATTTTTATTTACAATAAAATCTGAAAATATTGGTGAATTAAAATAAGTAATACAGTCTTTACACATCTCACGTGTATCACTTAATACACCTAGTTCTATTGTTTCTGCTTTATCTACTAAATCAAAAAAACCAATCTGAAAAGAGAATGTATCTAATTTACCTGTTACTCTACTTTCTTTTAATGTACATAGCATAACTGGGAATTTATCTTTTTTCTTTGTTGAATATTCCCAGATATCTCCGAAAAAGAAGTCATTAACTCTGTAATCTAAAGTTGCAAAGTTACTTATTAGTGATACTATCTGATTAAGTGTTAGCATTTATTCCAGTAATCTTTTTGCTCAACTTCAAAATTAAATTGCTGAATTGGAAATATAAATGGACTATCAAACGCCATACCGTTAGGAGTGTCATCTGACCCACTATTACTAGTATATTCAGGGTATAATGTTGTGTTGTTGTTTATGTATTTTATTAATTGCTCTCCGTATTGTTCAGCATAATTTAACCAAGTTTTTGTTATTGCTGTCAATTGTTCATCACTTATAGGTTGACTGTTTTCGGAGTTTTTTTCCATAACTCCTTTATTCATATACCTATACTTAATCACATTACCACTATGCGCAACAACCATCCAACACAAATAATCTGTAATGTAATTATCCAGTAATAACTTATAATTCACCGGTATTGGTGTTGAGCTTGTAATATAATTATCTACATCTGTTTGCAACTTAACAAATAAATCTGTTCCTATTATTTTTTGTAAATATAAATCTTGTACAACCTCTACTACTGGCTTTATCATTTCCCAATCTACATTATCATTGATAATAGACTTAGATTGTAGTGTGCTTTGTGATATTAATAATGTCTTTGCCATTTTATCCTTTTTTTATTTTTGTTCTTCCAATCCAAGCATGACGACATTTAACATCTGTAAATTTTCCGTTATTCCAAAATCCACCAGAATAAACAAAAGCGTCATCACCAAATTCATTCTTTATCCTTTCAATTTGTTTTAATGTTAGTGCTTTTTTATTTTCAGAATGTAGTTTATACATATCTTTACAGAATTGCCTAGTCGTAGGAAGGATAACTGAGCCGCTTACACCATCTCTTAAATCATAATAATACTCTGTGTAAATTTCAGAGGGCGTGTTAGTTTTTTTATTAATTGCTTTTTCACTTACTCCAAATCCACTTACTGAACTTTCTAATAATTTCTTACCTACTAGCCATTCTATTTGCTCCTGAACTGTTTGAACTTCTACGTTAAACATTTGGCTCATCTCTTCCGTTGTTACCTCTGGATTGCCTTTAAATTGGTTTAAAATAGCATTTCGTAATTGATTCAAAGTTAAAGCCTGTCCTGCTAATCTTACTTGACTACTTAGTTTAACACTAGTTTCTGATACGGTTTCAATTTCTAAAACTTCATCATCTTCGTTAATGTCATGAGCGTATTGATACGCTAACTTAACGAATAGGTTATCCTTAGAATCCCCAAGTTGCACATTACAACCACATCCACGATTTGAGGCTGATTGTTGCACTTTTGAAATATCATCATTCTCTGTGGTTTCAATTGCAATAAATTCTTTTGCTTGTTCATCTGTTAATCCAAATGCTTTTAATAATATTAAAGTTTGCGCTAATGTTTTTTTACCTTGCTCATAGTCATCTACTAATCTCATCATATTAGCTATCTGCCTACGACTTAGTTTACTTATAAATTCATTACCACCACTTAACTCTTGCTGAGGTGTTGGCATATTTATTGTTTCTGATTTTAAACCAACTAATCCTCTTATCTCATCCTTACTCATACTCTCTAAAACTTTATTAGCAACTAATGGAGATAAAGCATTTATACTTTCACTTGTAGATGTTGTAATTGTTTTTTGTGATAAATCTTCTAATTCTAAATTGTACCTTTTATTTAACATCGCCCTTATCTCATCTCTATTCAATGCTGTGTTAATTAAGTTGTCATTTATTGACAAGTCATCTCCAACCCATTCTAATTGCTTTACAAATAATAACCCTTTGAAATTTAATTTGTTTTTTATACCACAAAGTTTTTCAATTAACCTTAATGTGCTTTGCTGTGTTGGAATTGCCCACTTTTTTATGTACAATTCATGAGCTTGTTTTAACTCATTAGAATTACTTACTCCTAATTTGCCATCAACTGAAAGTCCTGCAAGTATTGGATTGATTTCATGAGCGATAATTATTTTTTCTTTAATTGTTTGTGTAACACTTTCATACTGCTTGTCTAAATTGTTACCACTCAACTCTGTTATCTCTGCTGCCTTTTGTCCATTCCTCGACCAATTTACAATTACCCCTTTATCTGCTTCTTCTCCTTGCTCCATCATTAAGCCTTTAGCTATTGTTGCTTTTTTCTCAACAGTTGGATTGTCGTCGTATATAGTTATGATTGCTGATTTATTAAAATTACTTTGAACTAAAGTGTTGTAATATGTAGATACTCTTACATAAGTATCTATGTCAACTAATGCTGAATGATACGAGGGTCTGCCATAAAGCGATTTAAACAAATTATCTGTTGCAAAATAATCTTTAATAACAATTAATCCTACCTTCTTACTTCCTTCTTTATATTCTAAATATTTTTTTTGAGGATATTCGTATTCGCTACCTTGCCAATTATCTGAATAAGTATAAACTTTTGAGTCCTTAGATACACGCAAGTTTCCATAAGGTACATGATAATAAAATAGAGGCTCTCCAAATAAATTAGGAACAACTTTTAAAGCAATTGCCCCATACATTACTTGGTCTTTATCTAATTTCTTTTTTAATTCATACCAACTTTCATTTGGATTTGCTACTTGTAAAAATTTTTGTAATATCTCATTTTCACTATCCAACCCAACACCACTTAAATATTTTGACTTAACATTTAAGATAGCTCCGTGCTCTGCTTGATTATCAGCTAATCCTATTAAATAAGAATTAAAATCATTTTTTTTCCCCCACCTTACAAAGCCTTTATTAATGTCTTCTCTTAGTTCTAAACGATAAACTTTGCTTAATGCTATATTAGATATATCTTTTATTTTACCCATTGTAAACGTTTTGAGTTTTAGTGTAACCGTTGTATTCTTTATTCGTTGGCATTGCTGTATCTATAACTCTCAATTTTTTTGTTTCTACTTTAGTTAATCCTGTAGGGTCTAAGTTAGTACTACCATTCGCTTGTTCATAAATATTAACTAAATAAAACCCTTGCAATAAATATACTTCTCCGTTTGTAAATATTGGAGAATTTTTTTCAACAATTAAACACAAATTATGTTTTACTTTATTCGCTGATATATCAACGCCTATACAGTAAGTCTTAGTTCCATCATCATCTTTAATAAACTCAAATAAATAATTTGGATTAACCAATACACCAGCCTCAAAGCCTGTGAAGTCTAAGTAATTATTTGTGTTTTTATAAATTATCATCTTTAATTTTATAAAAAAAGCCACTACGTTATGTAGTAGCTTTACTTTTTTGTTTAAACCTTAATTACTATGGTGCTGCCACTAACTGAGCTGCAATTAATGAAGAATCAACTTCTAACATTCTAGTGGCTGACTTACCAACTAAACTCACAATGTTACCGCTGAAATCTTCCCACTTCTTACCAAACGCTGTTTGAATTTCCGTTACATCTAAACCACCATCTAAACCAGCAATCCAATATGTACCGTTTTTTCGTTCAATAATAGCGATTAAGTAATTCTTCATTAACAAGTCTAACTCATTACGCTGAACAGTTGTAAATCCGTTAATTGTAAATGTGATAGTCGGCGTGTAAATATTTATTTTTGTTTCAGCATTACCAGTTGCGTTATCAGAAGCCTCAGCCATCTCTCTGCCAAGTTTATATTCTCTAAACAGTTTTGTGGTTGCTAATACAAGTGTAGTTACTACGTTTGCAGTTAAAGCAAATTTAGCTGCGTTTGTTTGATCTAAGTTTGCATACTCAGTAAATAATATTCTCTTAATACCTGATAAATTATCTTTACATGAGTCGTATGTTATACCTGTTGTTAATGCACAAGCCATTTTATTTTCCTTTTTATTTTCCTTTTTATTTTTTCAAAGGGAGTGTTTAACTCCCATTTATTTAACCACCGTATAATACACCTTTATTAGCATCTGCAATGTGTGCTTGAATAGTGTATATTGCTCTGATGAACTTAACATCACTATCAGCTGATTTCTTACCAATTTCAATTTTAGAAATATCAGCATGAGAATCACTATTCCACATTACTCTTGAAGCTCTATTAGCATAAGCTAAAGTAGCTAAAGGAACAGGAACAAACACTAACTCAACACCGTTATAAAATACTCTACTAGTTGCAAAAGTATCGCCACTAATAACAAAATTAATTTGTTGAGCTGCGCCCACTGTATTATTAGCGTTGTAAATTAATTGCTTCCAAGTTAACGGACAGTAAATGAATACTGGGTCGTTCGGGTCTTGTAGCATTTCTTCTGGCAATGCTGCGTAAATTTTACCTACCTCAGTAGCAATATTTGCACTAGTTACAGTTGTTCCAGTTACTTTGATATAAGCACCTAAAGCACCATTGTCGTATAATGCTTTTGTGAAAATACCATCAACTAATCCCGCAGTTAAACCAGCTACTGCTGTTTGTGTTGCTGCTGTAATTGAACCTTGACCAGCACCTGGCGTTAAACCTGCTATAGCTGTTTTAGTTGCTGAAGTGATGCCACCCCAAAATAATCTTTCAGCATCAGCAGAAATCTTAGGAGCAAACATACCTAATACTTTTGTATTAAATTCGTTTGATTCAATTTCCCAAGCACCTTTCTTCATGCTTTGGTTGAAACGACCAGCACGAATAGCCTCTTCTAAAAACTCTTCTTTGTACTCTAACTTCGTCAAGCTAACTACTCTATCAACTAAAGTAATTGAACCAGATGCAGATAAAGCATTACCTGTATAAGCTTGAGCTGTTGCAGATACTGAGCTGGTTGTAATAATTGTACCTTCTTTCATGTCATCATTGAAAGTAATCCAATTACTAGCAATGGTTTTATTTTCATGAAAAATCTCTTGTAAAACTGGTACTAAATTAAGTCCCTTAATGGTTGATTGACCTGTATATGCTACTGACATTGTTTATTTGTTTTTTATGATTTCTAATTCGTTAATTATGTGGTTAACCTCTGATTCACTTAACCCACCACTTGTTAAGTATTCTTTCATGTTTACTCCACTTGGTACTGTATTAAGCCAATCGTTATATGATAGGTTTGGAGTAAATGGGTTTACAAATTCCGTTTGTTTATCTTCTTTTTGCTTTGCCATGTTATAAACCTTTGTTGTATCTGTATCTTTCAGCAGGTGTCATATCTTCATAAGACTTGCTTAATTTTACTTGCTCTTCTTCAACTGGAGTGTTAGCCAATTTATCAAAAGCACTTAATAAAACCGTTACTGATTCTTTAACGCTTTTCAATTCTGCTTTTAAAGATTCGTTTTCTTTTTCTACCGCGCTAAGTTTAACTTCAACATCTGAAACTTTACTCATTGTTACTGATTGCATTTGAGCTTCCAATGCTTTCTTTTTTTCTTCTTCTTCTTTCTTTGCTTTGTCTTCTGCACTCATTTCAGTTTCTTCAACTTTCTTAGGCTCTACGCTTGTAATAACACCGTTTACAGTTGTTACTAAAGTGATTGAACCATCTGCGTTTACTACTTCATGAGTTGCATCTGGAGCTGGTACTTTGCCAGTTTCAGAAACTACATATACTTTTGAGTTTGGAGCAACTTCTCCATCTATTTCAATCTTTGTGCCATCTGATAAAATTGCTTCACTCATTTTAATTGAGTGCTTTTCGATTTCAGCTTTTAATTGTAGCTTCAAATCATTTGGCAAAATTTTATTAATTGCTTTCGCTAAAATATTATCCATCATACTAATAACGTATAAAAAGTTAATTTGTAACACTCTCGTTTAAAATTTTTATTTCATCTTCTGTTAACTCTACATCTTCTTCAATCTCTAAATCGTAGAATCCATCAATACTCCAGCCGTTTATCTTACCTGCTTTTATATCGCTCATTAGTTTCTCATCTATTACCTTAGCAGTAAAAAACAAAGTTCCAAATGGCAAGTGTTCAAAATTCTTTACGCTTGTAACTCTATTCTCATCTGTTATAAATTTCTCCATTATTACAACTCCATTAATTAACTGCTCCGAATGGTTTAAATCTACATTGTTATCTTTCCTCTCTTCACTCATTTTAATTAAGCTCTCTTCTATTGTTTCTTTGTCAAAAGAAATGTAATATTGCAAACCGTTATATACTCTTGGTATTAACATTTCAGGAACAAGTGCAGGTGCTATTACTATCCCCTTGCCCTCATCTATAACAGATAACTTCACATTATAGACTTTATCTTCATTCATTTTAATATAATTAATATCAATTGCTGGGTTTTCCACCATTGATAAAATTTGTAATCCGTTTTCTTTTGTTTTTATTTTGGCTTTATAAATGCCGTTCTCTTTTATTGTTGTCATATTTTGTTTTTAAAATTGGGTTGCGTTTTTTCTTCTTTCTCTTTCTTTTTGTTTGTCTGAAATATCAGTCTCTAACACATCGGCTTTAACTTTTATGTTTGTGTTTATATTTATTGGTTTACCTTGCTCGTCAAGGCGTGTAAATGGTTGTGTTGATGCTGGATTAATATTTGGTGCAATAGAATTAAATTGTGGGGCGTTTCCGCTTACTGCTGGTACTGCATTACTTCCGCCACTCCCTGCGTTACCTTTACTTTCATAAGTCATGCCGTCTATTTTAGCAATTGTTAAACCAGTTGCTGCTACTATACTAGCTGCGTTTGCTGCTCTTGCTATTGTCGCAATTGGTTCAGGTAAAAGACTTTTTGCTGTTAAGGCAGTTAAAACACCCTGTGCTCCACTAATTAAAGCCTGTCCTATTTGTATTTTTTTGTTTAAATCAAATTGTTTCTTCCTAACTTTTTCCTCATCATCAAATCCTTTTTTATTGTTGTTTAGTTTTACTTGTAAAGCAAAATCATTTAAAGCGTTTAATCCATTTGTAAAGTTTTGAGCATCTGTTAATGATTCATTAGACCTTGCTATTCTATCTTGTTTTTCTTTTTCTTCTGCTGCTTGCCTTTCTTTTCTTAACCTTTCTTCTTCATTCCAAGCATCTATTTTAGCTTGGTTTTCTTCTTGCATAACCTTTAGTTCTAAGGCTTTCATTTCTTCTAAAACCTTAGCACGATTAGCAGCCTCTAACTTGTTAGCTTCTTCTTCTTTTTTAATTCTCCAACTTCTTATCTCTTCTTCTTTTTCTTGTTCTTTTAAAGCCTCTGCAAATAAATCATCCTGTTGTTTTTTATTTTCTGCTTTTCGTTTTGCAAAATCCTC